ATCCTTGACTGTCATTGGGAAAATTGGAATTGTGCCAGTTGGTGGAAAATCCAATGAGCCCTCGGGGTAAAATCGCCCTTCACTGGGCAACTTTAAATACACAGCAGGCTGTCTGAAGTGTTTGAATAAAGGGTTACTAGCGGCGTTATTCACCATGGTTTGATCTCCATAAATAGATGTATAACTCTATTTACCTGGGAAATTCATGGCTAGTGTACAAATCAACATACCTGGAATCGGCAATGTCGTTGCCGAAAATGCCGCGTCTGAAGAAACATTACAAAAAATTCTAACAGCAATGCAGGGCAAAGGTGCAGGCGGCCGCGGTACTGGTAACTCCCAAGATCAATTAAAAGCACAAGAAAAAGAAACGGAAGCCCGTAAAAAGAATACCAAGTCCACAGAAGACGATACTAAACAAAAAAGCAAGAATAATCAACAGTCCGAAGCTACCAGCAAGTACATGAAGAACTTGGGCAGTAGTGTGTCCACTGGAGCTTCGCAAGTGGGCAATGCCCTGTTGGGTTTTACTTCAACACTGGCACAAACCGCGGCCGCAGTGGCTTCGGCATTTGTTACCAGTTATGATCAGATGGCAGAAAATCCCATTGGTGCGGCAGCCACCATGCTGTCAACCAATATTGATTTGGCCGGAGCGGCCGCCAAGGCCGCAGTGGATGTGGCTGCAGGATTGGGCACAGCGGCCGCAGGCATCCTGGGACCGTTTAGTGGTGTTGGTACAGGATTTGTAAATTCAATGAGTGCGGCCACCAAGGCTGTGATTGACTTTGCCACCACCATCCTGAAGATGGCCAATGAGATATTTGCCAAAGAATTTCAAAAGTCAGCAGATGCCCTAAAAGAGTACACCAAGGCAGGTGCCAGTTTTGCAGGCGGCATGATGGAAATGCGCGACATAGCGCACGACTCGGGCATGGGTATCAAGCAGTTGACAGCGGCCGCAGTGGCAAGTAGCGAAGAAATTCGTTTGATGGGTGTAACACAAGGTGAAGGCGCTCGTATAATGGCGCAGGGTGCAAAGAGCCTGGCCACCACCTTGGGCAAAAGTGGTGGCTCCATGCGTGATGAGTTGTTGGCTCTAGGATATACTTACGAAGAACAAGCAGGATTGGTAGCACAGTATGGTGCAACATTAAAGGCTTCAGGTCAAGACATTAAAAACCTGGCTCCAGCTGAACTAGCCAAACAAACAAAAGATTATGCAGTCAATTTGAAGGTTATCAGTGACATCACCGGACAAGATGCCAAGAAACTAATGGACAAAGCTCGTTCAGAAAGTATGCGCGGCGCAATGATGAACAAATTGGATGGAGAACAACGCAAGGCATTTTTGTCAGCACATGCCACCATGAGCACACTGGGCCCAGGCATGCAAACTGCTCTGATGCAGATGATTTCCGGCGGCACGGTAACTGATCCAATGATTGCTGGCAATGCCGAAGCCATGGAGATGCTGAAGAAAACAGCGGCAGGTGTAAATGCTGGTAGTGCAACAATGACAGCTGATACACAAAAAGCCATGAGCGAAGCGGCGGCGGCAACCAGGGCAAAAACCTTAGCTGAAGGTAGTGCTGTGGGTACTGCACAATTAATGAGTAAAAACACTAGCGGTGTTGTTAGTGGACTAGCGGATTTAGAAACCAACCTCAACAACTATCAACTCGATCCCGATGCGGCAGAGAAAAGCCAGGCAGCAGCCATTTCACAAAGCGAAGCCACTGACAACTTAACCAAGGGTTATCAGGGCTTAACAGCACAAATGACTGGTTTCCAAAATCAAATGGAAAAGTTTGCCACTGACAACTTGCCAGCCTATGCCAACATCTTGGCAAAAAATGCCGCCGAGACCATGGCCTACTTCCAAGAAGCTTTAAAAGTTGCGGCAGACTTTACAGCCTATGTAAAGGGTAAGATTGACGAATTAGAAGGTGACAAGAAGAAGCCGGGCGTAGAAGTAACACCAGAACAAAAAGCGGCAAACGCTGCCGCAGAAAACACTGCACAAATATTGGCAGACCCAAATGCATCAACAGCACAAAAAGAACGAGCAGAAGCAGACGAAATTGCAGCCGCATATGCCGCAAGGCAAGCCAATTTGGAAGCAAAGAATGCCAGGATAAAGGCTGCCAAAGAAAGCAATCTGAAAAAGTTTGCTTTTGGTGGAATTACAGATCAACCGGCAATATTTGGTGAACAAGGAATTGAAGCCGCAGTGCCCTTGCCAGATGGTAGAACTATTCCGGTTACACTTGGAAATAGTCAATTGATACAAGATTTAACAGATGCCATTAAAGTATTATCAGCATCAATGAGTAACAATTCACAGTCTAGTAGTCCAATGGATGCCATTGCCAAACACATGGAAGAAATGAAAGACACTGTGGCCAAGCAATTGGATTATCATATAACCATGGCAGATTTGATGGGCGAACAGAAAGATATTTCGAGCGGTATATTGAACAACAGCTATTAAATAACGGTAAATATTAAAAAGAGAACATACTATGGCCGGATGGAAAAAGTATTTTAAAACCAGCAACACCCAATATGGCGGCAGCCCTATCAGTGGTGCTACAGCAGTGTCTGGTACAGATCAACGATCAGATCCTGGCTACAGAAACTGGCAAAGCAATCTACCTGAAGTTTATATTGGACATCCAAATCGTATCGAGCGTTACAATCAATACGAACAAATGGACATGGACAGTGAAATCAATGCGGCCCTGGATATTCTAGCAGAATTCTGCACACAAAAGAATGACGAAAATGGCACAGCATTTACCATCAACTTCAAAGAAAAACCCACAGACAACGAAGTTAAGATTATCAAAGAACAGCTACAACAGTGGGTCAACTTGAATGAACTTAACAAGCGTATCTTCAAGGTAGTTCGTAATACCATCAAGTATGGAGATCAAGTGTTTATTCGTGATCCAGAAACATTTAAAATGTTCTGGACTGAAATGAGCAAGGTTGTTAAAGTTATTGTGAATGAAGGTGAAGGCAAGAAGCCCGAGCAGTACGTTATCAAAGATATCAATCCAAACTTTCAAAACTTAACTGTGACAGCAGTCACTACCAGTGATACTTTTACTAACCACTCACAAAGCGGTGGTCCCAGCGGAGCCTATATACAACCAAACAGTTCCTCGGGCGGTGGCGGTAGATTTCAACATGCACAAAGTGAAGCTGTAATAAACGCAGAACATGTGGTGCATTTGAGCCTGACTGAAGGTCTGGATATATTTTGGCCATTTGGCAACAGTGTATTAGAATATGTGTTCAAAGTATTCAAACAAAAAGAATTATTAGAAGATGCTATTATCATATATCGTGTACAACGAGCTCCGGAACGACGAATCTTTAAGATTGATGTGGGCAACATGGTTCCTCACATGGCCATGGCCTTTGTTGAGCGTATCAAAAACGAAATCCATCAGCGCAGAATCCCCACACAAACCGGAGGTGGCGTCAACATGATGGATGCTACATATAATCCCTTATCAACTAACGAAGATTTCTTCTTTCCTGTAACAGCAGACGGACGCGGTAGTAGTGTTGAACCGTTGCCTGGCGGTCAGAACCTGGGCGAAATTACAGATTTGAAGTTCTTTACCAACAAATTGTTCCGTGGTCTGCGTATTCCTGCTAGTTATTTGCCGTCGGGCGTAGATGATGGCACACAAGGCTACAGTGACGGTAAAGTGGGCACAGCACTCATCCAAGAATGGCGTTTCACACAGTATTGCCTGCGCTTACAGGCCATGATCATTGACAAACTAGACCAAGAGTTCAAGATGTTCATGCGGTGGAGAGGCATAAACATCGACAGCCAGCTGTTTGATTTAAAGTTTGAACCACCACAAAACTTTGCACAATATCGTCAAGCAGACATTGATAGTGCTCGTATCGCTACATTTACACAGTTAGAGCAGGTACCATACTTGGCCAAGCGTTTCTTACTAAAACGCTATTTGGGCCTAAGCGAAATGGAAATTGCAGAAAACGAAATAGCCTGGAACGAAGAGCGTGGTAAGGTAGAAGAGGCTCCTGCAGACTCTGCCAACTTGCGTAGTATGGGTATTAGTCCGGGTGCAATTGAAAGTGATTTGGGCAATGTGACACCAGAATCTGGTGCTGAAGGTGCCGCCCCAGAAGCAGGTGCCGAGGGTGTCCCGGCACCAGCAGTAGGTGCCGCCCCAGCGGCCCCAGTTTAACCCGATCGGGTTAAATACACTATATGAACCTGTACGAACTAGCTCAACCTGATGTAATTAAAGCAAATCCTGACGGATATGCATCTGAAAAAGATGACAATACCGTGTTAAAATTACGGGATTTGCGTAAAACTCGTTTAACTTTGGCACACCTAAACAAGCTGAGAATTGCCAATGATGTGCGTAAATTCGAACATGAGAAGAAGTTAAAATCTGTTGCATCACAGTATGCACCTGCACCCGAAGCCGGTGCGGCCCCAGTTGGCATGTAATATTACTGTCAAATTCACCAAAAAAACCCCCATTTAACATATAAATATGCGTAGTTATGTAAATAACTACACAAAGCCACTTTAAAAGGAGTTCTTATGAACAAGTATGAAAAATTGATTGAGTATATCATCAATGAAAACGAACAAAAAGCTCGTGAATTATTCCACGAGATTGTAGTCGAAAAGAGTCGCGACATCTATGAAAGTCTTATGGACGAGGAACAGATGGGCGAGACTTTTGGCGGCGACGGACAAGAAGCATTAGCCGACGAAATCCAAGCTGACCACACTGGCGGCATTGCTGAAGAAGAAGGCGAAGAAGATGAATTCAGTCTTGATGGCGATGATGCCCAAGACGAAGACGAACTAGGTGGCGATATGCCACCCGCTGACATGGACAGTGATGACATGGGCAGTGACGAGCCAGCTACCAAAGCTGACATCGACGAGCTAAAAGACATGTTTGCTGAAATCCAAGCACAATTGGATGGTGGCCACAGTGAACCAGATGCTGACAACATGGACGACATGGATAGCATGGACGGCCCAACAGAAGTTGGTGCAGAAGAGCCAAAATTTGGTGAAGGCATGATGGAAGCTGAAGAGTCTGATGAAGACACTGAAGATGACGAAGACAAAGAAGACAAAGCTGAAGTTAAAGAAACTAAAAGCAATGGTCCTAAAAGTGTTGCACAACTAATGCGCGAATATGTAGATCAAATTGGTCAAGTATACGGCGGCGAAGGTGACAATGCTGAAGGTACAGAGTCTGGCAACGGAAAGAAAGTTCCTGTAAATACCAAGTCTATCACCCGTACAAACGGTCCTGATTTTGGTGGCACAAGCAAGAACATTTTAAACAAGACTGGTGCTACTAACGACAGTCCAGACGGCAAACAGACTCCAAAGCCAAACAATGAATACAGCAAAGGTGAAGGCAAGTTCTCCAATGAGAAGTTCCAGAATGCACCTGGCGGTAGCAAAAAGACAAGCCCAGTGGGTAAGAACTGGGAATCAGCTAATAGTCCAGAAGGTCAAACAACAGGCGGTAAAGTGCCAGTTACTGACAAGACTGTACTAAAACAAAACACAGGCAAATAATACGAATGCAAACAGCCCGTTATCTCAGAGAACACTTGTCCTTTGATCAAGCCGGAATTACTATTCTTGAAGAAGGTAGTGCAGATGGCAAGGCAAAGGATCTCTTTATGACCGGGGTATTCATTGAAGGTGGAGTTGAAAACCACAACAAGAGAGTATACCCTGTTCGTGAAATTGAGAAGGCTGTTAGTACTATTAATGACCAACTAAAGACTGGATACAGTGTACTAGGCGAAGTTGATCATCCTGATGATTTAAAAATTAATCTAGACCGTGTTAGCCATATGATCACACGCATGTGGATGGAAGGCAACTGCGGACATGGTAAATTAAAACTTTTACCAACCCCAATGGGCGAGCTTGTAAGAGCCATGTTGACAAGTGGCGTCAAGCTGGGTGTTAGCAGTCGCGGCTCAGGTCAGGTAAACGAAAGTAGTGGACACGTTAGTGATTTTGAAATCATTACCGTCGACATCGTGGCACAACCTAGCGCACCTCATGCATATCCAAAAGCTGTGTATGAGAGTCTTATGAACATGCGTGGTGGTGCTGAGTTGTTTGAAGTGGCACGTGAAGCCAGTAAAGATCAAAAAGTACAGAAGTATGTACAAGCAGGCGTTATGCGCCTAATCAACGAATTGAAGTTAAAATAGGAGAAACCTAAATGTTAGATGCTATCAAACCATTGTTAGACAGTGGCCTTATAAACGAAAGCACTCAACAAGCTCTGAGTGAAGCTTGGGAAACCAAACTGAATGAAGCCCGCGAACAAGTTCGCGCTGAGCTACGCGAGGAATTTGCAGGTCGCTACGAACATGACAAAAGTGTAATGGTTGAAGCTCTAGACAAGATGGTTACAGAAAGTCTTACTAGCGAATTAGAAGAATTTCATACAGAAAAGAAAGCCCTAGCTGAAGATCGTGTGCGTTTCAATATGCACATGACTGAAAGCTCAGTTAAGTTCAACAATTTCATGGTTACTAAACTAGCCGAAGAAATTAAAGAACTTCGTAGCGATCGCAAACAATACGAGAATAGCATTGCTAAACTTGAATCGTTTGTTATCAAGGCCCTAGCTGAAGAAATTTCTGAATTTGAACAAGACAAGCAAGCAGTAGTAGAAACTAAAGTACGCCTAGTAGCAGAAGCCAAAGATAAAATGGCCAAACTACAAACAGCGTTCATTGGTCGTGCTAGTGAACTTGTAAAAGAATCTGTAGCTACCAAGCTAGAGTCAGAATTAACTCAACTAAAAGAAGATATCCATACTGCTCGTGAGAACATGTTTGGTCGTCGTTTATTTGAAGCTTTTGCCAGCGAATTTGCTGTTACTCACTTGAATGAGAACAAAGAAGTTCGTAAACTACAAGAATCTGTTAAACAGACTCAGCAGGCCTTAGTGGAAGCTAAGAAGCAAGCTGAACAGAATTCAGTTCTAGTAGAATCAAAAGAAAAAGAAATCCGTATTATCAAAGAATCACAAGAACGCAAGGTAATGCTTGAGTCCATGTTGAAGCCTTTGAATAAGGAAAAAGCCGCCATTATGAGCGACTTGTTAGAATCTGTGCAAACTGCAAAGTTGCAGAGTGCATATGAAAAGTATCTTCCAGCAGTACTAAACAACGGAACAGTTAAGACATCAGCTCCAAAAGCTGTATTAGCTGAAAGCCGTAGCGAAGTAACTGGAGATAAGACTGCTAAAACCGTTGTTGAAGCACATGACAGCAATGTTATCGCATTAAAGCGTTTAGCAGGGCTAAAGTAAACCCTAAAAGGAAAAAGGAAAAATTATGTCACAAGTATTATTAGAAAGCCGTTGGGGCGAAACCAAAGAAGCCCTGTTAGAAGGTTTAAATGGTTCACGCCGTACCTCTATGTCGGTAGTATTAGAAAACACTCGTAAGCATTTGGCTGAGAGTGCAACAGTTGGCGCAACTGGCGCAAGTAACATTTCAACTCTTAACCGTGTAATTCTACCGGTTATCCGTCGTGTTATGCCTACAGTTATTGCTAACGAAATTGTTGGTGTACAACCAATGACAGGTCCAGTCAGTCAGATTCACACTCTACGTGTTCGTTATGCTGATGATGTTAACAGCACAAGTGGTACAGATGTTACTGCTGGTGAAGAAGCATTGAGCCCATTCAAGATTGCTTCGGCATACTCGGGTGGTGCAGACGATAAAGCACAGGCTACAAGTGCTCTTGAAGGTGTACCTGGTCGTCGTATCAATGTTCAAATCTTGAAACAAGTTGTTGAAGCTAAAACACGCAAATTGTCTGCTCGTTGGACATTTGAAGCCGCTCAAGACGCACAGTCTATGCACGGTTTGGATGTTGAAGCTGAAATCATGGCAGCTTTGGCTCAAGAAATCACAGTTGAAATCGACCAAGAAATTCTTGGTAGCCTACGTGCTCTAAGTGGTTCTACATACACATATAACCAAGCTACAGTATCTGGTACAGCTACATTCGTTGGTGACGAGCATGCCGCATTGGCAGTTGTTATTAACCGTGCCGCTAACTTGATTGCACAGCGCACACGCCGTGGTGCCGCTAACTGGGCAGTTGTAAGTCCAGCCGCATTAACAGTATTGCAAAGTGCAACTACTAGTGCGTTTGCTCGTACAACAGAAGGTACATTTGAAGCTCCTACAAACACCAAGTTTGTTGGTACATTGAATGGTGCTATGCGTATATATGTTGACAGCTATGCAAGCGATACAGCCTCTGTATTGGTTGGATACAAAGGTACTAGCGAGGCTGATGCAGCCGCGTTCTATTGCCCATATATTCCTCTAATGAGTTCTGGTGTTGTTCTTGACCCAGCTACATTCGAACCAGTCGTAGGCTTTATGACTCGTTACGGATATGTTGAGTTGACAAACACAGCGTCATCTTTGGGTAACGCTGCCGACTACCTAGAAAGCATTGCAGTAAGCAACTTATCATTCCAGTAATTGGAACAAACTTTCTCAGGGATGGGAAGGAAAAACAGGAAAGGGTCGAAAGGCCCTTTTTTGTTGACATAAAAAAAGCACCCGGGGGTGCTTCAGTGTTGGTTACGAGTTCCAACATCCGCTCTATCGTTGCGGCCGGTTTGTTTATTTAATCTGACTCCACACTCGCTCGCGAATTTGTTTTGTAAGACTGTCGGGCAATGCCACATAGTCCAATTCCTCTGCGGCCTTTTTACCGTTCTTGAACGCCCAGTCAAAGAACTTCAACGTATCTTGGCTGGCTTTCTTATCTGTGGGATCTTTGTACATGATGATAAAACTGGCTGTGCTTACGGGCCATACTGTATCACCCTTTTGATCCACAATGCTTACTCCCATACCAGGGACTGAAAACCAATCAGCACCCGCCGCGGCCGCCGCAAATGTTAGATCATCTGGACTCACATATCGGCCTGACTTGTTTTGCAACTGCAAGAAAGTCAAGTTGTTCTTTTTAACATAAGCATATTCAACATAGCCAATGGAGCCTTTGACTCGCTGTACGTTGGCAGCAACACCTTCATTGCCCTTGCCACCTACTGATGAGGCGGCCGGCCATTTGACTGCGGCACCTTTGCCAACTTTTTCAGCCCACTTGACGCTGGTAGATGACAAGTAGTCTGTCCAGTTGAATGTTGTGCCTGAACCATCTGCACGATGCACAATAGTAATTTCTAAGTCAGGCAATTTTTTGCCTGGATTAAGTGCCGCCAATTTTGGATCATTCCATTTGGCAATTTCACCCAAGAACACTTCTGCCATTACAGGACCTGTGATACGCAACTCGCCAGGTTTAAAGCCATCCAAGTTCACAATAGGAACTGTTCCGCCAATGATGGCAGGAAACTGTACTTGACCGTTTTTGTCTAGTTTGTCTCCAGTCACAGGAGCATCAGTTGCACCAAAGGTCACTGTCCGGGCATCAATTTGACGAATGCCGCCACTGGATCCAATTGATTGATAGTTGAGTGCTACGCCAGTTTCTTTGTTATAAAGTTCAGACCACTTGGAATAGATAGGGTATGGGAATGTTGCGCCAGCACCTGTTATGGTCTGTGCTTGAGCAGTAATTGATACTGTCGCTAGTAAAATTGCTAAAAACTTGTTCATTAAATCTCCTTGTTACACAACTATTTAATAACAATAGTGTTACAGTTATATTACACTTACCAAATTATTTTTAAAAATTTCCCAAGCTCGTTCCCATGACCAACGAGCACTACCCGCCCATACTTGTTGTCTATTTAAAAACAAACAATCAGTGACTGCTTGTTTCAAGTCAGTATTCATACAGCCCGTAATGCCTTCGTCAATGACATCTTCTGGGCCTTGGCAAGGAAATGCCGCAACTGGTGTACCACAGGCCATGGCTTCAATCATCACAATACCGAATGTTTCCCACCTACTAGGAAACACAAATACTTCAGCGTTGGCATAGTAACGAGCCAGGTCTTCTCCTGTTTTGAATCCTGTAAAATGTACATTGGGGTATTGTTTCCGATAAGTTTCAAGCATAGGACCATCGCCTACCATTATCTTAAGATACCCGGGATAATCCATTTCAAGAAATGCTTCTAGATTCTTTTCTTTACTAACTCTGCTGACACACAGCAAATACTTGCTGGTTGTTTTTTGTCTATGATCGGGATGGAATATGCCCCGATCAACACCACGAGTCCAAGAAACTATCTCACCCTGAAATCCGTGTGAACGCAGTTCCTGCACCATTGTGTCAGTTGTGGTTAAAACTTTGCCTGAATGTTTGTGGAACCAACGCACCAAGGGCCAGGTCACTGCTTCAGGAATACCAAACAGTTTCTTTAGCCCTTCAGGAAACTTAGTATGATAAGCGGTGTTATACCTATAACCACATATTGAAAGATACTTTCTAGCCCACAGACCGATAGGACCTTCTGTGGCGATGTGGATATGATCCGGATCAATCTCTTCGATCTTCTTGCCCATCTCCCGCGGAATGGCAAGTTTGACTTCGTTGTAGCCAGGACAATCAACATGGCGGAACCGCCTGGGATCAATATAATCCACACGATAACCATCCAGTACCGCACAAGCCTCAATGTTCTTGTAAGTGGTGACCACGCCATTAATCTGGTCCGGTAAGTTGTCTGTTATTATCAATATCTTCTTTGTCATTTTTTTGTGTCCATGTTACAATCTCCCAGTGTCCGTCATGATGTTCTACTAATGCAGTACAGGATTCAACCCAGTCGCCATCATTCATGTATACAACGCCGTTGATCTCTTTTATTTCTGCGTGGTGTATATGACCACACACCACGCCATCAAATCCTCTTTTTTTGCAGTAGGTTGCAAGGTTCCGTTCAAAGTGAAATATGAAGTCAATGGCTTTTTTGACCCTATGCTTAAGAAACTGGCTAAGACTCCAATAACCAAAACCCATACGATGGCGGATCCAATTAAATCTGCTATTAAGCCCCAGGATAAAATCATATGCACGGTCTCCTAAAAAACTCAACCATGGTGCCAGACGGGTAATACCATCAAATAGATCGCCGTGTACCACTAGGTAGTGTCGACCATCTGCACCTATGTGTTCACATTGATTGCATATTTCAATACTACCAA